TCGGGAGTTCGAACCTCTCTGGGCAGGCCACTATATAGTAGTACAAGACTAGAAGCCCGCCAAGACTGCGGGTTTTTGGTTGACACTGTGTCCAAAATGCCGTATAATACGTTATGGACACAAAAAACACTCCCCGCAAGAAACGAGTCGATCGCAATCATATCATCTATGAGCTGCGAGTTGCCGGCGACAACTACATTGGTGTCACAGCTAAGACTGAAACTACAGTGAACAAGAGCGTGCTGGCTCGTGCTGCAAAGCACTTCTATCGTGCCAAGAAGGAGAGCAAGGACTGGTTGCTCTGTGCTGCACTGCGCAAGCTCAACGACAAGAGCGAGATCGAAGTATACGTACACGAAGTCATCCGCGGTAAGACTGCTGCGCATAAGCGTGAAGTTGAGCTGCGTCGTGAACTGATGCCAACACTGAACACAGATCGTAGAGGAGATTGATATGGGCTATAGGATTGTGAACGATGTGCTGCAGGGCTACGGGCCACGCAAAGGGCTCGAGGGTCCGTTCAACATAGGCGGCAGGGTCTTGTACTACGATGTCAAAGAGGGCAGCTACTACGATCCTACCACAGACTTCTACGTGGATCAAAGTACTGTGGACATGCTGCACAATCAGTTGATGGATAAAATGAGGGGTTGACATGTTGACCTTTTGGTGCTACAATAGTGGCTTAAACAGTAAATAGGAGCGAAAACTATGCAATTGTCCGTCCAGCAGATCAACGCCGCACTAGTTGCGGGCCAGTTCACAAACGATGAACTCAACAGCATAGGCGATGCGATCAAGTTTGCTCGCTCACGCATTCAACGCAAGACCATCTGCGAGCTGCGCATTGGTACCAACGTTAACTTTACCAGCAGCAAGACAGGACAGAACTACACGGGCACGGTCACTAAGATCGCTATCAAGTACGTGACTGTTCGTACAGTCAGCGGCTTGTGGAAAGTTCCTGCTAGCATGTTGACTATTTTGGACAAGGAGTATGCATAATGCGCTATTGGGACCTGTTAGACACTCGTGAGATCAACGGCTACACTGTGATCATTGACAAGACCTGGGAAGACATTAGCCCACGACAACTGTTCGAAGAGTGCGATGTAGACGAGATCTGTCGCAAGATCGATAATGGTACCTACGATTGGTTCATGCTGCGGGTACGTGTCTTGCTGCGCGGACACGAGTTGGGCAGTGACTTCTTGGGCGGCATGTGCTACGAGAACCCACGTGAGTGCTTGACGGACGGCAGTGCTGCCAGCATCATCGAGCAGGCCTTGCACAATGCAGACATTGAACGTGCTGCGCTGCGTGAGGCGCTAGCAGCGTAAAACCCTACAGTGTGCAGGGTTATTAAACAAGGGGTTGACAACTCCCTTGTTTGGAGTTATACTAGAGGCTAAGTTAAACAAAAGGAGCTGAAAATGGGTACACGTAGTTTGGTTGGTGTAATGCACGGTGATAACTGTAAAGCTGTCTATTGTCACTATGACGGCTATCTGGAATGCACTGGCGAGATCCTGCAGGCACACTATAACAGCGCCAAAGCAAATGCCCTAGTCGCACGTGGCGACAATAGCGGCGTCAAAGAGAGTGTCGAGGAAATGAACTTCTACGCAGATCGCGGCGAGACTAATGTCAGCTTCCAAACTACATTTACCTTTGACGAGTTCCTTGACAGCGTGAGCCGTTGCGGTGCTGAGTACTACTATATCATGAAGGATGGTGTATGGTACGCAGGTTGCGTATACGAAACAGCTGGCTTGGTCAAGAACGGGCTTGTGCCATTGGCAGATGCGCTTGTTGCGTATAAACAACAAGAAGCCCTTATGTAAAAAGGGTTATAATTGATAGGGGTTGACAACAGCCCCTATTTGTTATATAATAATGGCTTACTAACACACAATTGGAGCGAAACAAATGAGTGCAATTATTGAGATTTTGGACGGTACTTACAAGATCCGCGGACGCGACACTAGCATGAGCGGTGTGCGTTTTGAACTAGTAGACGGATTCAAGTTCGGTTCAACTGGCGGCTTTGTCACTGTACAAGGCGGCACTGCACAACCTAGCAATCCTGCTATCCCAGATCGTAAGATCAAAATCAAATGCGACGGCGTTGACAGCTACATTGTAGTGGCTGGCAATGTGTCTGCAACACCAGTAGGAGATAAGAGCTTGGAGCAGATCAAAGTGTCAGATGCTGTAGTTGCCCGCGAAACGGACGAAGAAATTGTAGAGCGCCTGCGTGGTCGCTTTGAAGTACTTAAGGACATGACTAAGGCTGTCAAAGAAGGCAATGTGCGAGCAATGATTGTCACAGGCCCTCCAGGTGTTGGCAAGTCTTTTGGTGTTGACGAAGTGTTGAGCAAGGACGACTTGTTCAATAAGCTGGGCGAGCGCAAGCCTAAGTATGAGATCGTCAAAGGTGCTATGAGTGCCATTGGCCTGTACGCCAAGCTCTACGAGTACAGTGAGAAAGGCAATGTTATTGTGTTTGATGACTGCGATAGCGTACTGTTGGACGACTTGAGCTTGAACATCTTGAAAGCGGCCTTGGACAGTTCCAAGAAGCGTACTATCAGCTGGAACACTGACAGCCGTATCCTGCGCTCAGAAGGCATCCCAGACAAGTTTGAGTTCAAGGCTGGTGCAATCTTTATCACTAACATCAAGTTCGAGAATGTACGCTCTAAGAAGTTGCAGGATCACTTGGCGGCTTTGGAGTCACGCTGTCACTACATTGATCTGCAAATGGACACTGATCGTGAGAAGTGCCTGCGTATCAAGCAGATCGTTGAAGACGGCATGTTGGACACATACGAGTTCAACGAGTACGAGCGTGACGAGGTTGTAGACTTTGTTATGGACAACCGTTCTAAGATGCGTGAACTGTCATTGCGTACTGTGTTGAAGGTTGCTGACTTGCGCAAGAGCTTTGCTAGCAACTGGAAAGCAATGGCTGAAGTGACTATTATGAAGCGAGGTGTTTGATGAGTGATGTAGTGTTTAGGGAGTGCCAGTACCTGGGTCCGGACTTTGATGTCCGAACTTGGGACTACATCAACAAGACGACTCCCTTCTGCGGGTGCAAGACACTAGAGGGCAAGAGCTACTGTGCCGAGCATTATTGGACTGTCTATAAGAAGGGCAGTGCCACAGCAGGTCGTCGGGCAGAGAAAGAAGTAGAGAAAGAAATCGCTGAACTGAAACATCAGCAAGAAATTAACGAATTGGAGAATGACAATGTTTAAGATTATTTTGGGTATCGCGTTGATCGTGTTCTTTGTGGCCATCGGCCCATTGGCAACTATTTGGGCATTGAACACCTTGTTCCCTGCACTGGCTATTCCGTATAACTTCTATACCTGGGCCAGCGTGGTGATCTTGGGCATGTTTACTCGTGCCAAAGTGTCCGTGAACAAATAATGGTAAACCTGAGGCTTGCTCATGGCCTTCTACTGTGTTAATATAGTAGAACGCTGTGAGATGACAGCTATACAAAGGAAACTTAAAATGAAACGATTCAACGAAAACACCAAGACTTTCAAAGTCTTCAACGCACTATACAATGGTGCAACATTGACAGCAGCCAAAGCCAAGCACGATTTGGGCGTAGGCAACTTGGCAGCAGAAGCATTCCGCATTCGCCAGGCAGGCTATGCAGTCTACTCTAACAGTCGTACAGCTGGCAACGGCGTGACTGTCACTGAGTATGTGATGGGCAAGCCATCACGTGAAATCGTTGCTCTTGGCTACAAGGCTAAGGCAATGGGCATCACGCTCTAAAGCAAGTTTCAAACCATACCGATTCGCTCCCGGGGCAGGTTTGAAGGGTGTTGTGGAAACGCAACACCCTTTTTCTTTGGTTGACAGTTTGGCATTTTGGTGCTACAATATACACATACTGAGGAGAGCGAATGTTTACAGCAGAACAAGTTTGGGGGCTAGCAGTTGCGGCAGATCGCATCAACGGCGGCTACATCAAAGAAGACGAGTGGTTGCCACATGCAACGCCGCCCTGCCGTGGACGTGAAGCCAACAAGAAGATGGTTAAGGATTGGCTTCGTGCAGGTGCGTTCTCAGAAGCTACTGCCGCAGACATAGCAGAGGGCCAACGGATTCGTCACTACTTCAACGGCTTCCTCTTACGTGAGATCAGCGGCAAGCTCAACGACTTTGAACGACAGGCACTCAAGATCGCACAGATGGAGGAGTTCACTTCCCGCAATATGCTAGAGTTCGCTATCATTGCCTGCTTGCCTGCGGCCATGCTCCGTGATCAAGCCAAGCAGGATGTATCGCGTGAAATCCGCTTGTCTACTCAGTTGGTGGGCGAAGTAGGTGACAAGGTACAGGGCGAGATCGAAGTGTTGCAATGTAGCCACAGTCCTGCCTATGATAAGTTTAGAATTCGTGCGAAAATGGTTGACAGCTTCGTTGATTTCTGGTATAATACTAGTATGGAAGCAGGCACTAAGATCAGCATCCGAGCACGTATTAAAGCCCAGCGTGGCGACAATACAACGCAATTGAATTTTGTAAAAAGAGGTTGACACAAACGGTAGTTGGTGTTATACTATTAAAACTGAGAAACTACTTAAAGAGGTAAAAAATGGCAGATATTAGCATTCGTCAAGTTGGTCCAAAAGGTGCAAAGCGTTCGATCGCAAAGGCAATCCAGAAGCGTCGTCCAGTGTTCCTGTGGGGCCCTCCAGGCATTGGTAAGTCAGACATCGTCAAGCAAATTGGCGAGGAATCCAAGCGTGAAGTCATTGACGTGCGCCTTGCATTGTGGGAACCTACAGACATCAAAGGTATCCCTTATTACAACAGCGATCAA